AACCCGCCCCATCTCCCGGTTGAGCGCCGTGGTCAGCCCGCGCAGTTCCGCCCGAAACTCCCCCCCGGCCCTGCGCACCTCTCCCAGTGTGCCCCGAAACCGGAGCCAGCGCTGCGATGGATCCGCCCAATTGACGCGCCAGCACAGAACCTCCGCATCGTCGAAGCGGCCCTGCTCCAGATCGGCCTCGGTGATCGACGCATCGGACAGCGCGCCAATCGCCTCGGTATTGTCGACCGAAAGGCCGGTGCCCTGCGACAGGGCGAGCGCACTCAACCCCGCATCCGCGCGATAGGTCACATTGTCGAAGCTCAGGGCAACGTCGTGGTCGGTAAAGGCGAATTGCCTGCCGTCCCGCCGCGTCAGCAGCCAAGCGTGGCACAATGTGGTGCAGCCGCTATCCTGAGGCTCCGGCGTATCCACTATCGATGCTCCGCTCATATCCGCACCTCGATCACCGGCACACTGGGCACCTGACCCGCCTGAAAGCTGGAAACGGACGTTAGGATACGGTCGGTGTCGAAGCGGACGGGAACGTCGAATTCATAACCCGCGAAAATCTCGCTCCCCGGATCGGGTGGATGCGCGAAACGGACGATCCCGGTGGCCGGATCGACCTCATATTCCACGCCCTCGCGCAATTCGTCCTGCTCGACCCCGACCCGCACGCTGCCCGCGACCGGTTTCGCGATGGGCCGCCTGTAGGTCTGCGCGCCCGAACGGTATTCCTTGTGCAACTGAAACTCCCGCCTCGTGCCATCCCCGAAACCGATGCTCTGATCGTCGAAAGCGATCGGGGCCGAGGCGCGACCGGACCGGTAATCGGACCAGTCCTTCCAGCGAAAGGCATACATCTGCCCAGCCCGCGCTTCGAAAAAGGCGATGAGCGTCTGGATATCGTCGATGGAGCGCATCCCAAGCCCCGCGTCATAGACCCGGCGCGCATGGCGCCACGGAGTGTTGCGCTCTTCATGTCCGTTCGCCAGCGTGACGATATCGGTCCGGCGTTGCGGCCCCCCCATGGACCCGAAGCTCAGCGAAGGCGGAAAGCGTACATCGTGAAAGTTCATCTGCGTCTCCGATCAGCGGTTGCGGTCGGCGAGCGACAGCGCCCGCCCCATCTGGGCTGCGATCTGGCTCTGACTGCGCTGGAAGCCCTGCACGTCCGGCGTGGTGATATGCATGACGATGGTAGGGGCCGCGCCGCCGCTCCTGACGCCCAGTTTCCCGTCAGGCCCGCGTGCCAGCGGCATGATCGCCTCCGGCCCCGCTTCTCCCATCAGGCCCGCACCGCCACGCATGGGAAAACTGACAGGCCCCGAGACGATCCCGCCCTGCGCAAAAGGCATCACGCGCCCCTGCGAAAACGGCGCGCCATTGGCAAAGGGCAGCAGACTTTCCACCGCCGCGCCCACGCCCTGACTGACCAGCCCGCCCACATGATCCGCCACCGGGCGGATCGCCGCGCGGTAGGCGGTGCGCGACAGGCTTTCCGCCACGCCCCGCAACGCATCCGACAGTTTGACACCGTCAAAGGTCATCCCTTCGAAAGCGCGCCGCAGCCCGCGGCTCAACCCCTTTTCCAGGGTCGCCACATCCTTGCCCGTCGCGGCAAGGGACGTCTGCATCCGCCGCAACTCGCTGTCGAACCCCGCGACCAGCGTTCCCGTCTGCGCCAAGGTACGGTTCAGCGCCTCCGCCTCGCTCTCCAGATCCTGCGTCTCGTCGAAATCGGCCATTCAGCCCTCCTCCTTGTCATCCGGGAACGCGGCCATCAGCGCGGTCAGCCCGTCCCGCGTCATCGCGGGCAGACCGGCCCCCTCGCCCAGCAGCATCCGCAACTCTGCCGGCGTCAGCTTCCAGAACCGGTCCGGCTCCAGCCCCAACCGTCCGAAGGCCATGCGCATCAGCGCGCCCCAGTCGAACGCGGGCGCGGTGGTCATTCAGGCACCGTGAAGGCGCGGGCGAGCAGTTCGGCCGCCGCACGGGCCGCCGCCATCGGTCCGCCGTCGAACTCGGCCCGGTGCAGCGCGTCGGCCTCCACCGGGTTGCCCCCCGCCGCAAGTGCCGCCTGCAACAGCGCCAGCACGTCACCGCCCGAAAAGCGCCGGGTCTCGAACCTTTCGACCAAAGCCACCAGCGATGGCTCGCCCAGCGCCTGCTCCAGTTCCGCCAGCGCCCCAAGGGTCAGCCGCGCCCTGTAGGGCCTGCCGTCCAGCACCACCTCGACCTCTCCGCGCCATGGGTTGGCCATCCTCAGACCCCCGTGTGAGGCGTGAATACCAGCGGCCCCGCCGACTGAAGCGCCAACTCGAACGTCGCCTCGCCATTGTGGTTTCCGGCATATTCGATGGCCGAAACCTGAAACGGTCCTTCGATGAGCCCGAAATCCGGGATGATGATCTGGAAATCCGGCGTCAGCCCATCAAAGAAAAGCTGGCGCGCGCGCTCATCCGTATCGGCATCGCGAAACACACCCGATCCGCTGATCGCCGCCGAGCGGACGCCGCCCCCCGCCAGCAATTCGCGCCAACCGCCTTCGCTGTCCAGCGAAGTGACATCGACGGTCTCCGCGTTGAAACTGACCCGCGTGGCCCGCAGCCCCGCGATTGTCACGAACTGCCCGTCGCTCGTCATGTCCACCTTGACCAGAAGGTCCTTGCCTGCTTGCACGGCCATCGTCATTCTCCTGCAGCTAATGTTTGCGGCACCCCGGTGCCCTTGGTTCAGTCGTCTGCGACCCGCGCGTGGAACCGCAGAACGATCTGGCGCGTCTCGCCCCTGTCCCGCCGCCGCGCCGTGGCCCGGTCAAAGCGCAGGGTCACGAGCCTGCCGCGTGACAAACTCGGCCGGGCATCCTGCAGCGCGTCGCAGACCGCGCCCGCCGCCTGCTTGGCTCGGCGAAAACCGGCGCTGTCTGTCGTTACCTCAACCGTCAGCAGATGCCGGCTGCCGGTTCCGCTCCGGTCAGACGCATCGCGCACGCTTTCTTCCCCGAGCGTGACGTATAGGTTGGGCAGCGGCCCGGCGGGCGCCTGGTCGAAAATCGCCTCCCCCGCGAAAGCGGCCAGCCCCGGATCGTTCCGCAGCAGGTCGAAGATCGCCTCCTGCAGGGCACTGGAAACGGCATAGCTCATGCGCTCACCTCTTCCGTGGTGATACAGGTCAGATAGCGCCCATCCGGACTGCGCTCATGGACCGAAAGGATACGGAACACCCGGCTGCCCTGCCGGAACCGCTGAACCGGCGTGGGCCGATCCGGCGCTCCGATCGGGCGGGCCCGCACCACGATCCGGTAGGACTGCCTGCTTACCGCGGCGCCGCCCTTCTCGGCGGTGCGGCTCGACCGGGCGGAAACCTCTGCCCAGAGAACGCCCAGCGCCGTCCAGACCTGGGTGTAGCCCCCTGCACCGTCAGCGGTGCGCTCCGGCGTCTCCAGCGTCAGCGGGCGCGACAGGACGGGCGCGATCATCGTACCGCCCCCATGCCTAACCGGAACGACCGGTAGCGTTCGATCAGGCTGCTCACACCAAAAGGCATGCAGCCCCCGCTCAACCCGGTATCGTTCCGGTATTCATAGTAATGCGCCGCCAGCAGCATCACCGCCTGCCGCAGATCGGGCGGCACCTCGTCCCAGGCTGCGCCGAACCCGGCTTCCAGCTCGATCTGTGCCGTACCCCCCGCGGGGATGCGCGGCAGGCCGGGGCCGGTGCTGCGCAGACGCGGGCGCTGGCGATCCTGTTCCAGCCAATAGACCTCCGGCGCCACCAGGGTCTGTGCCCCATCCTGCCCGACCAGCACCAGCGACAGCACCTCCCGCACCGGGGCCACGGGCAATGCCTGCGCCGCCCGGTCCGCCCAATACGCAGCTGACCACGTAAACCGGCGCGCCAGCAGAACCTTTCCGGTCCGCCCCTCGACCGCGCAGATGGCAGCGCGCAGGAACTCGGTCAGTACTTCCGCCTGCAGGTCCTCCTGCCCGAAACCTGTGCCCAGCCGAAGATGCGCGGCAAAGGCCGCCGTCGGCAGGGCGGTGTCCGGCACCGGGGTTTCGTCGATCAACATCATGGAACGTCTCCAAATCTTTGGCTTTCGCAAAAGCCGGGCGCACATCGGCCAGCCCTGCTCGGTCGGAGGGAGCAGCTAGACAGGGCATGACCAGAGCGATGCACGCCCGGACCGGAAGCGGCAGGGCCGCTTCCGAATTCGACCGCGCTCAGACGAGGCCGAATTTCAGCAACTTGATGGCGGCGAAATCGCTCACGTCGCCGCCGACGCGCTTGGTGGCGTAGAACAGCACATGCGGCTTGGCGCTGAACGGATCGCGCAGAATGCGCAGGTCAGGACGTTCCGCCACGGTATAGCCAGCGGCGAAATCCCCGAATGCCACGGCCATCGAATCCGTTGCGACATCGGGCATGTCCTCGGCAATCAGTATGGGATACCCCATCAGGCGCGCGGGTTCGGCGGCGGCAAGGCCATCGGTCCACATGAACCGCCCGTCACCGTCCTTCAGCTTGCGCACCACCCCGGCGGTCTTGGAATTCATCACGAAGGTCGCATTGGCCCGGTACTGGGCACCCAGCGCATAGATGAGTTCGACGATCGAATCCGGGCTCAACGCTCCGTCCTGCCCGCTGGGCACATAACCGATCTCGCCCCAGGTCCAGACGTCGTTATGCCCGGTCGGATGGGTCAGCAGGCCGCGCGGCTTGTCGATGCCGTCCCCGGTCAGGAACGCTGCCGCCTCCGCGCGGGCAAACTTGTCCGCGATCCGGCCCGACAGCCACCCCTCGATGTCAAAGGCACTGTCATCGAGCAGACGCTGCGATGCCTTGGGCAGGGCGCTGAGTTCATGCAGCGGGATGGTGATCCGGTCGATCTGCGGGGTATCGGTCTCGGCCACCGGGCCGGCTTCGGTGGCCCAACCGGCGCCCACGTCGGTATGATCCACCAGCACGTCATAGGATGTCGCCTCGACCCGCACCACGGAAGCAATGGCCCGGATCGAAGC